CACTCCGGGCCTCTCTTGTCTTATGCCAACATCACGAACCAAACAACGCTGTCATGTATCTTCATTTATCGTCACATCACTGGCTGGTCGCATTGATATTAGCAGTGTTAAAACTGTTAATACCCTTGTTTACCTCCCATTGACTGGCGAGTTTATTGAATATGATACTGGCAAGGAAGCATTCTATAAAGAGTGCCACCATGCTAAGTACATGCTTGTTTTGTCTACTGCCCGCAGCTTTAGCTGCCAGCAAGACATCGGTGTCCCGCAGAAGTTCATGTCATGTGATAACTATCCTGCTCTCCTCGCGTACTGGTTATTTTACCCAGGCCACGATCAGAACAAGCGTGTTGTCCCTCGGCACGGACCTTTCGTGCAGGCATTCGAGGATTATGTTCAAGATAGCCTTCCTCTTGATAAGTTGAACGACCGTGCATATCGTCGATTAAAAGACGCTATACAAATCGAGCGTAAAATCTCGATTATTAACTTCCTTGCAGAACTAAAAGATCTGCATAGAATGGTCGACTTCTGGTCAAGGCGTAGGACCTTCTTGAACAACATTGCAAACGGCCACCTAAACATTAAGTATGGGTGGAAACCGTTTATCAGTGACGTGATATCTATGGTTCAGGCATTGGGGTCGTTTCGCAACGACCTCCGACGCCTTCTCAAGAACGAACATAAAATACTGTTTTCACGGTATCATATGAAAGTTCCTGACTTCACCATAGATCATTCAGGTACGGGGTTTCTTTACCCGCCTCCGGCGACTCCAATGGAGCCGTTTGAGGCGCTATGTCAAGAATACTTCGAACCTGCTACGGGTGTACTGCGTCCAAATCAGTCACTTGTAGAGACTGAGTTCTCTAATTGCGAACTTCGGAGTACTATTAAGTACTCCTACATTTGCAAGGAGCTCTCTGTCTTACAGGCTAAGGTTCGGGCCTTCTGTGATGCCTATGGCATCGCTTTAGACCCTCAGATTATTTGGGACGCGATACCTTTCAGCTTTGTTGTTGATTGGTTCTTTCGCGTTGGGGATTTTCTTCATGACATTTTTGCCAAGAATAACTTCCCCGTTGATCTGCGTATACACGAAGCGTGTGTGTCTATCAAGACGCACCAACGAACACGGTATTCCGTATTCGTCGCTTCCCATGGAGATGCATGCACCGCTGTTCCGTCCGAGTTTTCGGCGGAATTGCGTGGCACACAGTTCAAGCGTATCAGACACTATCCTAGTGTTGACGACTTGATTCACTCGGGCTGGGGATGGAATATACTCAAACGAGTACATACCGGAGCTGCATTGTTAACAACAAATACAGCTCGTCCGAAACACCCTGAGCGTCTCCCTAGGCGCTCTCGTAAGTAAGTTACGGTACACATCAACATGATTGCAGATCCTATTGCAACACGCATATCTAATATTAATGGAACCACCCTCACGGATGATAACGTTAATATTGATATGATCGGGTTTGGTCCGGGTAGTAAAACTACCCGTAAGCTGGATCCGACGAGTAATGTTAATACGTCGCTTGTTCAAGATGTCCGCTGCTCTATTGAGCATACGGTCACCAAGTCAGCGCGACGTAGGAGCGTTATTCGTTTTGACGTGACCTCAGTAGTAGATTCGTCTCTACTGAAGGTTCACACCGCTTCGGCGTATCTTGTCGTTGATCAGCCAGATGTTTATTCTGGCGACAGCGGCTTGGATGCGGCGACGACTGACACTGCCGTTTCGGCGCTTCTTAGCGCCCTCATCACTTCACGTGCTGGGGGAGCTTCGATCGTCGAATCGGCTGCATTAAACGATTTCCTTAACGGGGAACCGTAGAATGTGCAGCGTCAGTTTGCGGGTGTCTGTAATCGTGGAATGTGTGCTGATGATGTACCACCCTTATGGGAGACATGAAAAGCATGCTCAGTTATTATACCGAGTTAACACAATCCCTGCTTGCAGATATAGCTAGTTCGCTGGCATTAGACCTCTCTCGTGATGCTCTAGAAATAGAGCGACGCGTGGGGAGTGAGGGTCTTAGTTTTTTAACTAAAACCCTTCCACGCCTTGGGAAAGATATAGATCGATCCCTGGGTAGTGGCTTTGTATGTGAGTTCGTCGGGCTAAAGCTCGGCGATGATGGTATTCCGAGGTTTCTCGGTGATATCATTCGTCTCATATACCCGACTGTGAAGTCGGTGGCAGCACTAGGGCACTTCCGCCAGCTTGTATATTTGTTTTACAAACTGGAACATCCATATGAACAATCCCTCGAAGAGGCTTTCCTCGACGAGTTTGTTAGTATCGATTCTGCTCTTCCGGATGAGCTTTCTCGTCCGGATCCGGTACTCGAAGAGGCGGCGATTATTATCGCTGCTTCTTTGGGATCATTTGACAAAGAGAAAATATCTCCACGTCATGGTCCCGGTTCCGTTGCAGGCGGTCAAGAACATCATGAAAAGATGGCCTTTTCGGTCATCCATCCCGATGTTGAAGCGCATTTTCCATTCTTTGAATGGTTTGTGCCTTCTATGAACGCTGTCGTTGACTACGACAGATCGGTCTTGCGAACCGAGGAACCAGTAGCACGTGTGCTACTGGTTCCAAAGGATTCGCGAGGACCTCGTGTCATTAGTTGTGAACCAGTCGGCCTCCAATATATCCAACAAGGTATAGCTAGTGAGATGATCCGTTGTATCGAGAGTTCCTCTTTCACTCGTGGAAGAGTTAACTTTCGAGACCAGACCATTAATCAACGCTATGCCATGTGGGGTAGTATGGGTGCTGGCTGGGTAACACTAGACATGAAAGAAGCTAGTGATAGAGTATCAGTCGCCTTAATAAAGCGGCTGTATTCTCGTTGTCCTATGCTCCTTTCATACTTACTTGGAACTCGTTCCAAGAGTACGAAGTTACCAGATGGGCGGCTTGTCGCGTTGAAGAAATTCGCTCCAATGGGTTCAGCTTTATGCTTCCCAGTGGAGAGTCTATGCTTCTACGCGTTAGCCGTCGGAGTGCTTGTACACCACTTAGGGTATTCACGGGCTCGCGCCTGTGAACGCCTTAAAGTGTACGGCGATGACATAATATGCGCCTCAGAAGACTATGAGGTGCTGCTAAGATACTTCCCTACCGTTGGACTTATGTTCAACGAAGCGAAGTGTTGTACGGCGGGTCCGTTTCGTGAAAGTTGCGGTACCGATGCCTGTCTAGGCGTCGACGTCGCTCCAATCAAGATAAGGACCCCTATGTCTTCGTGCTTATCTAAGGACGCCCAGTCTCTTGCAAGTTGGTGCGCGTATCAACGCTCACTCTTCTTGCGTGGTTACTGGGTGGCCGCGGAACGTATAGCAACTGTGATTAAAGGGAACGTATTTATCCCCACGATCGCTTCTGGAGTCTATCCAGAAATTCAGTTCCTCTACTTCCTTGGTCATGAGTCCGACCTAGGGCGGTTCTTACGAACCCGGTATCATACCGGGCTGCATCAAACGCAAGTTTATGCAGACTGCCTAGTTGCTAAGAGCGATGAATATCGTCTTAGCGGCTTCGAGAGATTACACTGGAACTTTTCCGGTGTATCCTTCGATGGTCGGCCTGTGCCGTCCTTCCCCGTCCGACGCCGGGTTTCCCGCAAGCGTCGGTGGTGCGCAATCGCGCACACGCTCGTAAGAGCGTGACCTTGGGCTAACGCCCACCTTGGTGAACAGTAAGCAGGTGCTCACCAA